TTAGAACTTATACACCATATTATCCTCATATTTGCCGTTATAACTTGCCGAGGCATTAACCACTATTCTTTCCGCTCCCTCAAACGCTTGCCAGTTTTCTTTTCTGTTTTGAACCATATAGTGAATAAAGCGAATAAACTCGCTTTTGGTTGAGCTAAAGAAGATATAAGGTGGTTTAGTAAGGTCTATCAACCGTAAGAAATCAATTAAATCAAAGTAATTTTCCTGCTTATAGCTTTCCTGTCTTGTGCAAAGATAAGGTGGGTCAAGAATCAATAATACTTTCTCTTTGTCGTGAAATCTCGGCAATAATTGATGAAAGGACTCACTAACCACCTCAATATCATCAAGATAACCCGTTGCTTCAGGATAGTCACTTTGCCGCACACAGTGCCAAAAATCGTGCTTAAATAACTCATCTAAAGTTGCAACTTGCTCACCGCTAAACAATAACCAAGAACTTAAGCATTTGAGGTCTTTAAACCCCTCAAAATCATTGATTTTATTGATGATTTTAGCTTTAATTTCATTGCTAATTCTCTTATTTTTTGGTATAATTTCATCAACAATTTGGTAGATTTCTTGGCGAAGTTGATTTGTCTCTTTGATATGGTTTAGCCGTTCGGCGTAATTATCAAAATCATTATAAATCACTCTTGCTAACGGTTTCTCACGCTTTGCGGTATGTGCAAGCAACCCACTCCCACCAAAAACATCTATAATAGTCCAATCTTTCCCGTCTGCTTCAATATTTGCATTTAACACCTGTTTGAAATGGGATAAAAACATCCGTTTTTGCCCTGAAAAGGGTAAAGGAGCTTGTTTAAATACTTTCTCTATCTCACAATGCTTGCTTGCTTGCTTGCTTGCTTGCTTGCTTGCTTGCTTGCTTGCTTGCTTGCTTGCTTGCTTGCTTGCTTGCTTGCTTGCTGTTTAGTTTGTGCTTTCGATGCCATCGCTGCAACAGCTAACGCTACTAAAGATTTATTCATTTTCTTTCCTTATAATAATAAAAAAGGGGGATTCCCCCCTAATTAGGTTTACTGAAACATCAATTTATCAATCCGGTATGCCGTTGTAGAACAGGTTACCTGCCACATAATAATTCTGATCTCTCGGTGGATTTACCGGCTCTCGCTCAAAATGCCATACGCCATCAATCAGTTTGCCTTCGTGTTCAAGGGCTTCTGCTCCTGTAGTTTCTGAGGTGTCAGCAGGTGTTTCTGCAGAATGTTCAGTTTCAGCGGTGAAACCCCCACCACCTCCGGCTCACGCATTGCCACTAAGTCCGGAATCACTAAATAAATATAAGCCGGCTTGAGCATTACATCGCCACCGCCCTCGGGAATATAGCTATCCGGATAAAGATAAGTGCTGTGAGTTTCAGATAGCAACTCAAAACTAATTTCTGTGCTACCGCCCGAGGTTTTGACAATATAGCCAAACTTACCCTGGAATTGTTGCGGGATCGGTAATTCATACTGTTTACTATTGATTTCAGTAAAGTTCACCTGCCACAAATGCTGGCACATCGTGTGGTAAAGTTTTTGGCGTTGCTCTTCACTTAACTCGTAATCATTCGGGTTACGAGACAGGAATTTTTCAAAACGCTCTTGCCACTGAGTGTTGTATTTTTCAAAAGTTTTGTATTTTTCGACCGCCTCCAAAACGGCATTGATGTTATTAATGGCAACAGCATCTTGCTGTGGCATTGTAACCGCCTCAGCTTGTGGTTGGCTTGGCTGTGCTGATTGCTCACGTTGCTCAATAACCGCTAGCCGGCGGTTAATGTCGCCGACATCTTTGCCAAGTTGGTAGAATGTTATAGCAATCGGGTGGTTTTCGTGGTTTTTGTGTTTAGTCATTGTTAAGCTCCTTACTGCTATCTGACTTTGCTTGGTTGTAAATTTGGAGTAAATCCGGCAGGTTGGCTAAAAAGCTATCGCCGGTAATGATTGTGCTATCTAACTGCACCTCAATGATGAGGTCATCAGTCAGGTCTAGTTCAATGATAGAGGTCATCTCCACCTCCTAGACTCTTGTATAGTCGTGCGTGAGTTGCAAGTCATAATTGGCACTTGTCCATTCAGCTCGAGCAGTTTGCTGGTGACTAAAATGTAACACCATCTGACCAGCCTCTGCTGTCTCAATACTGCCATCATCAGTAGAGAGAGCAATCAGCACCTCACCTTGATAGCTGACTAAGTGCAAATCAAACCACAAATCCTTTAACGCAAGAGGTTGTCCGGTGCTGTCTTTAATGCTGAATCTAAAACTCACATCATCGCCCCGCACTAATTTTAAGTTTTGCTTTTTCATTAAATCCCCCCAAGTCTAAATGCCTTCGGATACTGCTTGCGGTGTACCTCCGCTTTATAAGCGGCGTAGCAGTGCTTTGGGTCTAAAAATAAGCAATTCAAAAAAGAGTGCCAAAAACGCCAACGTTTTTTCGGATTTTCCGCAAGCACTGCACCACGGTAGCAACGGCTAGAAAATGTTTCGTCCGCTGCTCCACCGGTGAGAGCGTTAAAGAGTTGATCTATTGCAATTAAGACGTGGTAGCTCCACGATTTTAATTTAGTCAGTTTGCTCATTGTTTGCTCCTTGCGGTAATTGATACATCGGCTCAATCGCCTGTATTTGCTCTAAGGTTTCCGCTTGTTCTAGGCGGTCTTCGTATCCTTGCCGTTGCCCTGCTACAATAGCAGCCACCGTTTGATACGCCATCGCTTTTTCGTAGGCTTTTTGGCGTAGCGTGTCGAGCGGTATGCCTCGCATTTGCGCAATTAACTCAAGGGTTGGCGTTTGTACGGTTGGGTCAGCCACCCACGCTTTTGCCTCTTTCGCTTGCTCAAGCCAAGTATCACGCTCAAACTTAGGCGTTTCGTTGTATTTGGCTAAATCATTGATAAAGGCTTGTGCTTTTTGGTTAATCTCTGCTAACTTTGCAGATTTTTCAGCGGAAATGACCGCTTGCATATCCACCTTAATTTGCTCATACACAAATTCGCCATTTACAAATCGCTCTTTGCCGTTTGCTTTGGCAAGGTAGGTCTGATATTGCTTATCCGTGAGTTTGGGTAATGTGTTAAAATCCAAATCCGGATACAGCCCAATAAACTCATCATCAATTAGCTCATAATTGCCTTGCTCATCAATCACATTCACAAAATATGCCATTTAATATCCCTCAACTGTTACATACAAGTCCATATCTTCATCCTTTCCACCTCTGAATCGAGATAGATTAATATTGACACTTGATTTGTTCGTGTCATTACCGTAAATCTGCCACGCACTCAGCCATTCAGCCGCTTCTATGTAGTAAGTTGAGGCATTATTTGAGGGGCGAACAGTTTTAACATCGACATCAAAAATTTTATTTGGCATCGCAGTCCAAAGAGGGATATTGACAACTCTATGCCTATCTCCTACCGCACTTGCCTCATAATCAAACCACGCCGCTTTAATATTTTTTAAGTGGAAAATCTGCACAATTCGGCCATCTGGATAAATCGTAACGCTCCCTGTGGTTGTATATTTTTTCCCCGTTTGCAGAGGAAAAGTTCTACTACGGGATTTATCACTACGACTCACAGCGGCTCTAACGGTATCGGCAATATCATTAATTAAAGCGACTGTGCCATTCTTCTTGGGAATTAACACCCGATTGATAACTGTCTCTCTGTCGTTGGCATATACAATGGCAGCAAAGTGCGAATCAGATAATGGGGCCGCCTCCCATTTTGCGAACCAACCACTTGTGTTATAGGTATGTACCGCAGAGTATTCCCCATTCTTGATGAATAAATGCCCAGTCATTGTGTCACCGGCTTTACTCACCTTGCCATCAGCTAAAATCTTTGCCATCTTACGCACCCAAGCCGTAGTCGGCACTTGGTCGTTATTGGCGTTATCAGCCGGTGCGGTGGCTTGGATTGTGCCATTGACTTGTACTCGGTCTCGCTCATTGTCGGTGGTTTTACCAATACTCAAATTGTTAGTCTTGCTATACCCCTTAAACAATACATTCCGTTGCTGTGCTGCATTCCACAATGCTACTTCCCAAAATACGTTCTTGTCAGGCATTGCCGCTGCCATCATCGTCGCTTTGGAAGACTCGCTTGTGCCGTTTTTAACGTAATAATCAACACTGCCAATAATTTTGTTTTTTCCTACCGGGGGATTGGCAAGGTCATAGCCCATATCGACCATTTGCAGGTATGGCTGATAACGTTCATCATCACGAGCCGCTCTTAGACGATAAGCAGACTCTAGTGTGCCTGTTGTTTTAAAAGTGCCTTGATACAATCCATCTTTTAAAAACACCACCTCACGCCAATCTAGAATCAAATCCTCATTGTTAAGGTTGATAGCACTCTCAAAGGTGCGTTTTAAACTTGGATAGGTGATACGCAAGTGAGAATAACCAGAGTTATGATAGAGTTCGGCGATAAAATAATAACGACCTGTCAGCGGTAAATTGCTGTAGTTGTGTTGCGTCCCTGAGTTATGAAATGCTTGGGTGTAATACCCCCAACCACTTTGATAAGGGATTTGCATTTCTCTAAACCAATCCGACCGCTTAGCCGCATTTAAGGTTGTAGCAACATTGCCACCCCGTACAGGGATTAGTTTAGTGCGGATTGCACTAATCTCTGCCTTTAAGTCTGCCTCGTTTGGCGTCCAATCTGTACCGATTGAGCCTCGCTCAAGCTGGATTCGCTCAATACGGTTATTATCTGTTGCGGTTTTCGGGTAAAAATACACATTCAGGTGCGTGTCGTTAGGCGTTCGCTCTCGTCCCTCACTCATCGGCTTACGCCAAATGCCTTTACCTTGATAAACTCCATCACGAATTTTGACCAGTTTTGCCAACTCCGTAGCACCTTGAGAGTTGTAAACGCCAATTCCAGTACGTTGAGAGCCGAGTTCACCCCATAGAGTGACTACAATCTCTTCGCCTACTTTCGGAGCCTCAGCCAATGCGTATCTGACTGAGTACGCATTCCCGTTGTGTGGAGTGTTGGATTGAATGAGGAGGTTTCGTCCGCCTACTTTAATCGCCTCGACTTTCTCATTTGCCAATGTCGCTTTTTGTTCTGCTGTTGCTGCTTTATCATAGGCTGCTTTAACTGCTGAAGGGGTTGCAGACTCAGTTGTGCTAGTTGATTGGATACTCGCATTTAACTGCACAATGCCTTTTTGCGTTAGGCTTGCGTGGTCAATCTCGTGAGTATGCCCAGTTAAATCATTACTATTTTTGCTGGTAGCTGTGATTTTTTTCGGGTTAATGCGTTGTCCTGCCTCGGTGAGCAATCTACGCAGATAGAGCGTGCGGTTTGCTAGGTGCTTAATTGGCTTATTGGTTACACCGTTTTCTCCTCCGTGGACTGGGTCATTTTCTTCAATTCTGTAAACGTGGTTTTCCCACTGTGCGGTTTCTTGTACACCTGCCATAATTTATCCTTAACTTGAACCGTGGTTATATGTGCCGTTGTAGGTTGCTTTATTGTTATATCGAATTGGATCTGCTTTATAATCCAAAACTGCAAGAGAGCAACGAGCCGGAGCAAAATTGCGTAAGACCTTACGGATATTGCGAGCTTGCTCATTGGTAATCGGGTTACTCAACCTAATCGCATAGTGCGCCCAGCGTTCGTTTTCGGGGATTCCGCTCACATAAGTGCTTTCATACAGCCGATTTTTCAGTCCCTCGTCAATCTCAACCTCTCCGAAACCTAGTCTGCGTAATACTTCACGAATTGACCAAGGCGTGCCTTTTAGTTGATGTAGTTCGATTGCTCTTTTAATTAAGGCTCGCTTTGAGTTTTCGCTATCTGCAACCAATAAGCCGTCATAGCCGGTTACCGACCATTTTTCTGCCAGCAATGGGATACATTCGTCGCCCAATAAATCCACCAGCGTAGTCATAATTTGCGAAGTATCGAGCAAATTTAACCGCTTGCTTAAATCCGCTAATGCTTTATATTTAGGGTCTCGCACAATAATGTCCGCATAGTGCAAGCTAGCCATCTCTACGCTCCTCTTCGACTTCTACGCTGATTGCTGTGCAGTTCGCCCATTCTGTTTCGTTGATAATAGTTTTGACTGGCTGAATTAAATTCACATCGTAAACACCCTCAACTCTTAAAGCTGAAATGATGGCCGACGGCACAATGTCTAAACCGAGTTTTTTAGTCTTGTCTGACAAATAGAGTTGTAATGCCTCTCGGGCTTTTGCTTTTACCAAATCCTCACGGTAGCCATCTAACAATATTAAACGTGCCGTAATTTGATAACGGCGTTCTGTGGGCTTAATAACCTCGACCATATCGCAAAGTGGGCGTAGCCGTTCGGCACTAACGTGTTTTTTAATATCATCAAGTAATCGGGTATCCGGTAACCCTTTTTGGGTCAATACCGCAATTCTTACCAAGCCACCCCTAGGCGTAGAGATATTCACATCTGCAATATCTTGGGATACAGAGCGGACGTGGTAATCATATGCAGCGATAGAGCCACAGTTACTAAAGGCTTCCGGTGCGGCTAAAATTCGCTTACGGTAAGGTTCATCTTCTTCCTGCATCAACCCACCGCTCGTAATATCAATGTTTTCAACTGTTACTTTATAATTAGTTGCCAGTGCTGTTTTTAGTTTACTGACTCTTCCTGATTCCCAACCATTACCGATAACACCAACCTGATTACACTCTGCATCAATTTCCACATAGGTAATTAATGGAGTAATAACATCGTCATTGAGCGTTGAAAAGTATAGCTCGTCATTAATTGCCACCTGCGTTCCTTTAGGGATAACTATAGCTGTATGTTCACCACTTACTGAAAAGCGTAGTAAAGTACGGGCAGGTTTATCTCTAAGCCGATAACAACCAAAAGTTTCCCCGCACAAATCCAACGCAATCCCCGTCGCAAACTGCGGAAAGGTTTGTAAAAAGGCGTGATTAATGCCTTTGCGTAATAACTGCTCACGGTAAGCGTAGGTTTGAATAATGGAACGCTCAATATGTGCAGGTTGTAAGATTTTACCGGTGCGTTTTTCATAATCGGCAATCGCTTCGGCAAGTACGGTTTTTACATCGTCATCAATGATTTTAATCGCTTCTGTCATTGCCTATCCTTATACCGTTGTTCGGTAAATTTCACGATAAACATCATCGGTTAAGTGCCACATCACAGTAAAAATAAAATGCGGAGCTGAACCGTCCACCAATACTTCTTCAACCTCAATGCGTTTTTCCCATTTTTGCAAGGCGGTTGTAATTTCCCGTACAAAATTCGGGATAGCCACATCTTCAGGGTAGTCAATGTAGCGAAAGTGGTCAGAGCCAAATTCAGGGCGTAAAATATCCGTGCCTTTTTGGGTTGAAAGGATATTGACAATACAAAGATGAATATCATCAATACCTTGCACCACCTCAACTGTATCGGTTGAGGGTGCAAGTTGCCAGTGGGTTAATTGAATGGAAGTTTGTCTGTTCATAGCCCTGATGATACAGGGCTATCTTTAAAAGGGATTTTAAACTGGTTTAAAGAATTACTTATTAGGTTCAGGGCTACCGCCGTGTTTATGTGTGCCAAGCTCTACCGTGCCTTGTTTCACAACAGGAGCAGAGACTTCTTCGTCAGAGGTGATTTTACCGGTAGCGTGCAATGTGCCATTGACTACGGTGTTTGCATTAATCGTAGCCCCACCTTGAGCCGTTGCGGTTAAATGCCCGTTAGTCTTCACTACCACATCGCCGGTTTTGCGATTATGCGAAATCTCCGTGCCATTGCTGAATTTCTTAACCCACATATCGCTATCGGCAACCGGTGTCGGGTCTTGCTCGTTATAAATTGCCCCAAACACACAGCCACCTTCGCCTTGTGCATCAAGTAGCATTGCCACCAGCTCGCCCACATCGGGCAAACAGTAAAACTGATTGCCACCGGCGTTCGGGGTCAAAAACGACAGCCAAGCAGTTTCTAAATCTTCCAGCGCAGGGATTTTACACCGCACTTTGTGCGTTTTCGGATCAACAGCGGATACAATCCCTTCTTGATAAGTCGCCCCAAAATTATGCGTTTGCATTGCCAGCCTCCATACCTAATGTGATTAAATCATCGGCAATAAACTCCAACATTCTGACCTCAATATGAGTAGTATAACCACCGCTACGGCTAATCGTATGGCGTGATGATTTAATCAGATACTTGCCACTAAACACGCCAAAGTTACGCAATAAAATCGTTGCTCCGGCAACCAATTTAGGATTGCCGATAAGCTCAATATCACCAGCCGCCTGATCTTCATTTTGCGTAGCCAACGCAGCCTCACCCCGTGCATCAATCTGTTCTTGACTTTCGCCTCGTGTGATGATTTTCAGCGTATCTTCACTGGCTGATTTAGCTTGTTTTATATTCGGGCGTAAGGCTTTTGCCTTTTTGCGTTTTTTCACCACTTTTTTACCGCTTGTATCATAGCCGCTGATTTCCACTGCCTTTGCAGTGTCTTTAATCCGATCTCGCAAACGTAGGGAAATAGTATCCCGTTCTTCCAACATTAACACCGGCTCACTTTGCCCCAGTTCGCTTTTATCGGTAAAGACCAGCTGATTGCCCACGATTTTAAAGCTGTGATGATACTCTCGGGCAAGGCGTGCCAAAAACTCCACGTCCCGCTCTTGATATTGGGTGATCCGTTTAATCGGGATAGCCTTAATCTTACCGACTACCTTTAATTTCAGGTTATCTGCTACCTTTGCCACCACCTGAGCAAGAGTCGTATTCTCATAGGCTTTCGGTTTTAAAGTACGGTTGGCTTTGCTGATACCGGTGCTTAGAGCTTTTAAGTTAATAGTGGAAGGCTTATAACTATATTCCACTTCATCAATTTCAAACTCACCGATGTCCGTCAGAAATTCGCCCTGATAGCCAATCGCCGCTTTGAGCTTATCCCCCTGAGTCGGGAACCATTGGCGTATCCATTTGCCTTGAATGTCTTCAAATTCCACAGTGAGTTCGTCCGATTGACCTTCCAAATGGTCGATATAGGTCAGTTGCACCAAATGTGGCTCAATCTCGGCAGTGATATTGGTTTTTTCATAAAACAGTGAAAAATCGGGCTTCGGTACATTACGCATCACGCCCCCTTAGCCACGGTGGCATATTTTCATTATTCGTTGGCTTAACGTTAAGTACAGGGATATAAATTGTTACCCCTATCGGCAACACCTCGCAAAAACCGATATGCGGATTGGCATCAATAATTCGACCATATTCAAACGCATTGCCGTAGTATTGATAGCTCAAGTTATCCCAACGCTCACCCTGTTTGACGATATGTTTAAGCAACTGTGTCATTTTCTGCCTCCTCATCGGTACGCAGCACAATCCAAGCGGTCATTTTTGCCACCGGTTTTGCTAGATGGTCAAAGCTGTCTGTGACCTCTGTCAATGCACTCTCTGCCGGTGTAAACCAATTATCCCAGCTATTTGCCGAGGCATTACCCAAACTGCTTCGCATTGTTTGCAAACTCTGATAAATCTCGCCGATTTCCTCGCTAAAGACCACTGCTGCCGGTAGTTTCTCCTGCAAACCGCCCAAGGTCGCCGATGAGCCGGTCAAATTACCAAAATGCCCCAATGCCCCGTCTAAATTCGCTAATGCAGCGGGTAAATATGCCAATGCAGTTGCCGGGTCATTTTTCAACTGCCGAATAATCGCCACGGTATTTTGCACTTCGTCAACTAAGCGTTTGCCGCTGTTATAAAGCTCCACACCTCGGCTGACTGCTGTTTTGATTTGAGATAGGGTAGTTACCGCACCGCTTGGCAAAATAGAGCCAAGCAGTGAGCCACCACCAAAATTTAACGCCTCACCCAACACACCACCGTCATTATCGCCCACAAACTCTTTCAGGCTGATTTGCATTTCACGAGCGAGGGCATTGCCTCTGCCATCGGTGAACAATGTGGTCGATGAAATATCGACAATTACATAATCTCCCTTATAACGACTGCCCCAAATTAACGCCAATGCCGCTTGCTTCGCTTTGGCTTCAAGCAAGGCTTGATAACGGCTCTCTACACCGCCTATGGTATGGTGCAACCGAAGAGAAAAATTAAGTTCATTTAGCTTTTCGCCCATCGCTTGTAAACGAGGTTTGCCTTTTAGCACAGCGTGTTCGGCAAATTCGGCGGTATGTTGCTCGCTAAATTCAGTTAAATTCACCGGCTCAAAGGCAATATTGCCTAACATAAAATACATAAATCACTCCTAATAGGCTCTACGGCTTCGTTGGTCTAGCACACGATTGAGCAATTTCTCAAACTCATAAGCACTCATTTGCAACTGCTGCATAATTTGCGATTGAGCCTCTTGCGTAGCATTACCGTTTACATTGATTGTCGGGTTAAAGTTCACGACTATCTGCGGTGCTTGCGAGCTTTCCTGCTGTGTTACCGCATTTTCGGGGCTAAATTGGCATTTTTCTTCTAATGCGACTTCAATATGTTTGGCTAAATCGGTTAACACTTCCGGGGCTTTTTCTTCAAAAATATCCACTAATTCCATTGTCTATTTCCTATCCAAAAACCGTTTCGGTTATTGTATAAAAAACCATTCTTATTTTGTGAAATATTTTTTTAAACTCAATCTTAAAACCCGTTTAAAGCCTGTTTAAATCAGGTTTTATCGCACTTTCAAAAAGTTAAAAAGCCACCTTTTGGTGGCTTGTGTTATTTGGGTTTATGAGCTAACCAAATCTGATACTCAGGGCTATTTTTAACAACCTCTTCACGTCCTAAATCAACAAACCGTTGCACATAGGCAATCGCATTGCGTGTTTTTTCCAGTTCGGCTTTCATTGTTTCGCGTTCGGTTTTGCCGGTTCTCACCACAGCAAAATGGACTTTTTGCGTTTCATACACCGATTTTAAATAGTTATGGTTCGGTAGCGGTTCAATTTTCTGCCCGTTTTCCATTGCTTGCTGACGTTTTTTGCGTATGCTTACTACCGTTTCAGATAGGGCTTGAGCCAGTAGCAATGAGCAAGGGTAGAGTGCTAATACATCATTGAGTATTTTCAAGGCTCTTGAGTTATTAAGGTTACTTTTTTGCGGTTTAAATAAGCCTAAATAAGCAACCATCGGTTGAGCAACACCGTGTGTTAATTGGCTGATTTTGCCGAGTAGTTCACGCCCGGCTTCATCTTCTACGAGAGCTTCTAGGTGTATATCACTGTGGCAAATCGGGCATCTACATAACTTCATTGTACCACTCCACTAATTCATCGTAGCTTATCTTTGGATCAACTGTGCAACTTTTGCTTAGGGCTTTAATCATCACACGTTTATGCCATTTTTTGAGGATTTCAAGCATATAACTTGCATCTCCAGCCTCTAATGCAGAGACATTTAATAATATTGTTGGTCTAGTTTTATTATTGATAACCTTACGCATATAAGCATTTAATGCTTTTTCGCTTGGGTCGTTTAAAAATCCGTGTTTGCCCATTGTTATCCATACCGCTCGGATTTTATGAGCAATTTGGCTTTTTACCGCTGTTTCCCCTGTTGCCGGGCTGTAAGCGGTCGGTTTTTTGCTGCGTTTGGCAAAATATTTTACTTTTGCTCCTTTGGTTTGCAGTTCGTGTAAGACTTTGTGCAACTCGACCACCGTGCATTTGGTCGAGCTGGTTTTATTGGTGAGCCGTTTCAGCATTTCACGGTAGCTTAAATCGTCCATTGCTAGTTGCGACTTGGCAATATGGATAAGCTGGATTAGCTTGGCTTTGTCTGTCATTTGTTACTCCGATAAATAAACAATTAAAAACGTTATCGCTTTTGATTGCCCACTTAAAACAAACGCCACACCTGTTTCTCAGCTAGACGGATGATGTGGCGTTGGTTGGGTTGAGCTGTTACATAATTTCCTCCCTCATCGTTTTTTGTCGTTTTTTAACAAACCGTTTAGCATTCTTAGCTCTGCGGATAATCCACTCTAATTCATCAAGCATTAACTCAATAAACTCTGACTCTGTCATATCCTCATCATCTGAGTACTCTGCAAGAAATGTGTCTAACGGGAGTTCTCTATACTCCAACAATGCTTGGTAACAGAATTGGCTTTGATCGTCATTTGCATCCAAATCCAAAATAGCTAGTGAACCCTCTAGGTGGTATTTCTTAAAAAATTCGTTTTTATTCATTTTGTTGTCCTTTAAATAACTCGGGGTTAAATGGGCTGTAAATGGGTTTTAAATCACTTCAATCAACTCTAAGCCATCTAGTTTCTTATATTGACGAGTCAGTGCAGTTGGTGATGGAAACATAGGTGAGTAGGTTACTATTTTTTCATTCAGTTTTTTTTGCTCATTAAACCTCTATACTCTTTCTTCTCCTTAGCATTAAAAAAAGGGCGTTCTTTGCGATACCAAACTTCTTCTAAATAAGGGCGAATTTCGTGTCCTTCTTTTGTCCAAGCTCCATCAATTTCCCCATCAACATACACAGCCAATTTTAAAGATCGCTTAATTTGTACAACATCTACCGTGAGTAAATGCTCTTTGTATCTAAATTTAACTCTCCCTATGATACTATCTAGCTTTTGCTTAATTTCTTTCCATTGTTCTTCTGTAATAGCCATTTTTACCTCATCTCTATCAATGTTTACGATTTGCCGTTAATAACTTTAAATGCACCTTTGGCAATAAATCCTGCACCGTACCGATATACACTCCACTGCGAATGGCATCATCTTGGTTTAAATACTTTTGAGCTTGTATCAACTGGATAATTGCCTCATTTAATTGGCTGTTAAGTTGTGCTTTTACGGTTTCTGTCATCACTTCCCCCTAAAACGGTTTATTGTGCATACGTTTACAAAATTCCGCTCGTTGTTCCGCCCAGTCTCGGTTAGCGGTCTTTTTTGCTGATAATTTTGCAACTTCCCAATGGTCTTGAGCTTCCTTATAGTTGCCTTTGCGTTCTGCTTCAGCCGCTTTCTCGGCATAATGTTGGTAGCGGTTATGTTGAGCATAACTGGCACTAATAGCAGCTAATTCATCATTCATTGCCGTAGCTAAACGTTGCAATTCACGCTGTTTATCACCAATGATTTTTATAGCCACTTGCACTTCATCTCGGCTTTGATAAATCGCACTTTGGGTTGCACTTTTTACTCTGGTTGTTTTTTTAGTCATTATTTTGCTCCTTAACTTCATCAAATAATCCCATTGCTTCTGCCATACCTAACATTGCTTCATAGGTTACTAAGCAAGATTTCTCGTTACCTTGTGCGGTAATCTGGACGCCATATCCAACTCTCTCTACCACACTGACCTTTATAACTTTGCCGTGTATATTGGTTGTGGCATTACAAATATGTCTTGTAATTGCCATTGGCAGTTTTTTATATTGCACCCCCAACTCTGCAAGCTGAGATTGACATTCTGCTTTTGTAATGGGTGTTTCATCGGGTTTTGCCATTTTGTCTTTCCTCTTTGTTTGTACAGGTATAAGGGTAAAAATCTTTATTTACTTTCGGGGTAATTCCGCCTTTTTTATCACCGGAATAAATCAGGTACACCACGTTATCTATACAGATTTCAGTTAAATTGTTGCCGATGTAATTTTTAGCTTGTTTGCTTTGGACTAAATCACACCCTACAAGCCCTAAAAGGGCGGTTAATAGTGCTAAGGTTTTCATCTGTTTTTCTCCTAGTGAATTGCTGCTTGTCGCCACCACACTCTGATACCTTCCAGCATGGTGTAGTAGCCTTCCCATCTGCCTAAATCTTCGCTTTTACCGAAGCTGTAGCGGTAGGCTTTACCCTCATAAATCAAGCCTTGAGCAATGTGCTTGTTATTGCCGATTTCCACCTCAATGCGGGGCTTAATACGGGTAAAATCAATATTCAGCACCGTAAAGCCAAGACTGTTTAAGCGGATAATTGCCTTTTGGGTTTGTTTTAAAAAACGGCACGCTGCTTGGTTGGTGCGGTTAAAACTGTGTTTGGGTTTTGGGGTTCTCATTGTTAATCTCCTGTTGAGAGTAAATCTTTACGTGCGAGCTGAATTAAATCGGCAGTTAAGGGAATCATTCGGTCTTTTGCTACCATCGCTGCTAATCGTAAGGTGTGTGTCAGAATCCGTAATCCGCCACCAGTTTCAGTAATGGCTTGCATTACCTTGAGTGCTTCTTGGTTTTCACTCAACCCCCACGCTTTGGCTACCGCTTGGGTATCTTCTTTTTTGGTTTTCTGAATACTGGTGCGTTTGGCACTGCGTGACCAAAGTCGCCCATATTCGTGAGCAGGGTTAATTCCGCCTTTCATTCGGGTGTAGACTTTGTCATTGCCAATCAGCACTAAGCCAACACCAGCTCCGATGTCACTTTCATTCACTACTTCTTCTTGTAACAGCCTTAATTCTTCTAAGGCTTCGTAAGGTAAATGGTCTGCTTCATCAATAATTAATAAACCTGCTGTGCCTTTCATTTTGCGAACAATTAAACGAGCCAATGTCCCTTTGCGGCGTGGTGCATCGTTCATTCCAAGTTCAAGAGCAATTTCATATAACACCTCACTTAATGAGGAACGAGAAGGGCTTGCGGTAACCAACCATACATTCGCATAGCGTTTACGATACTCTCTAGCCGCTTGTGTTTTACCCACGCCACTCGCACCGTGAATAATGGCAAGCACGCCAGTATTTTGAGCAAATCGTAACGAACCGAAAATTTGGTTTGCGGTTTTGGTTTCAATAAAACTCGGAGCTTCGACAAACTCTCTTTTCTTCGCCTCAATACGCTCTAAATAAGCAATCAGCTTTGCTTCAAGTTCTTCATTATTGCCTTTGTAATTTTCATTCAGGTAAGCCGATAACGCCCCGGCATTAATCCCGGCTTCTTTGGCAACTTTCCCCTGAGAACTGCCGCTTTCGGCGATGTGTTGTTTAATTTGGTCGATTAATGTCATAATGGTGTCCTGTTTTTGTTTGGAGGTTTTTATGCTCTTTCGTTCTTTAACAGATGATGAAATTCATCAAATAGCCCTTGATTCTGCTCGTGCAACCTTCTCTGGTTTTAAGTTAAAACGAGCAAATGCCATCGTGATGAAAAATTGCATTACTTTGTTTAAACTTAGTACAATCAATTTTTGTTTAGCTGAATACCATTCCTCTTTTCATCATTTAACTTCTATTGATGATCTTGACGGTATAATGCCGACAGTAAAAAAAGTGGCTCAGATGTTAAGCCTTCAAGAGTCTAAAGCTCTTATTTGGCTACTTTACTTAAAATGGTTGTTCGTAATGCGTCAGCGTAGTCTTCAAGTTTTGCTTGAAAATTCGGCTGATTTAATTCAAGGCGAAGTAATTGCTCAACCGCTTCCAACTTTTGTGAAAGCAGTGTTAGCTTTTCAGCTTGAAACATATCACGGTTTACCAGAATGGATTCCTGAGTTTGATTCTGCTGAATTTTGGCAATCCCTTTCTTGAAAGCCTGTTCAAATTCACTCTCTTGTTGCTCTTTGAGTTCCTTGAAAATCACTCGGTAAGCTTGCCCTGTTAATGTCATTTTTTACTCCTTAAAGGCGTTTAAACCCTGTTTAAATCTCATTTCAAGCGGTCGTTTTTTTAGAAAAATTTGCAAATTTTTTGCAAAAACTGACCGCTAGTTATTCCACTATGCGAAGTTGTTTCTCTTGTTTCAGTAACACTTCATCAAAAATACTGATCTCTTCGGTTTCTTCCACCACCGTTGCTTTACGCACAGTGTTGAAATCCACGATAAAATCTTCTTTCACCAGCACCTCTTTTACCTTCTTCTCTATCGGCTCAGGCACGTCCACTTGTGGGGCGAGGCTTGCCAGTTCGTGAGCTTCCAGTAATTCAAGGGCTTCGGCTTGAGCTTTGGCACTTTTCACTACTTTCTGATATAAGCGACCTTGCTCACGGCTTGCACTGGTATCACCAAATCCTTTCGCCTCTCGGCAAACCGCTTCGGCTAAGAATTGCCCCTCTAGGTTGTACACATACACGTTGCCGTGTAAGTCATCGGGGTCGAACCGTGCCACTACTTTCTTATCCGTTATCCCTATCAGGCTTTCTGCCCAGTAAACGTTAGTTAAGCCGTAAAGTTTGCCGGCTGCTTTCAGCGTAAAACTGCCGTTGCGTTTAATGCTGACCGTTTCTGCCTGTAAGAACAGTAACCGCAACTGTTCAGGGCTGGCTTGTCTTACGTTGCTTGGGTGGTAATCCCGCTCCCAAACTTGGTTAAAACTCAATTCTCCTCGGCACATTTCGGTATGGCGTTCGGTTTGAGAGTTGTACTCTTCTATCCCTGCTGCTATGGCTTTCAAGAATGTGTTGTAATCCACACCGTCTTTACCGCCGTTATAGTTATCAGGGGTTTCTTGTGCATTTCTGCCCGTATAGAAACCACTTAATTCAGGGCGTTTATCTATTTTCTCGCCAATTCCGCCTCGCCCGAAAGCACGTTCAATCGGCTTGGCTTGCCCGTGTCCTTCACCATAAAGAATTGAGGTAAAATGCACATCAATCCCTAAAATCGGCATAATGCCTTTCGGGTCTAACTCGGTATGTTTAAAGCGGTAGCGGTTTTCAATACCACCGGTCATTGCCTTATTCGCTGCTGCTCGGGTGTTATCCAGCGTGAGCGTTTTCGGTATGCCTACGTTAAAAATCACATCCATTAATGCGTGGCGTATGCTGTCAGTATTCTCCGAAATCGATGTTCGATAACCTAAAATCTTGCGGGTGCGAACATCTTGCCAAAACCACGTTTTAGGGCGGACAATCTCGCCGGTGTGCCATTTCACAAACACATTGTGTTGATAGCCATCGCCGTTAATCCATTCTCCTGCGAGAATATCTTTCACCGTGCGTTGTAGTGCCGGCACTAACTTGGCAACCGCATTTGCTCCTTCCCGTTTGAGCAAAATCACCTCGTAAGGCACTTCCGCCAACACTCGGCGTTGGAAAGTCTGTAAACTTGCTATTTGCCAGCCGTATTGCTTGGCGATGGCTTGGGTTCGGCGGTAACTTGCCCGTAAATCCGGCTTTTCAGGGCGGAGGTAATCCGCCAAAAAGCAGTCCCACGCTTCTTCAGTAATCTTGGCTTTCAGCTGCGGCTTTTTACTCCTACCGCTTTCGGAAATTAAGATCGCCTGCCATAAATGGACGGGGTGACCTTTCACTTTGTAGTACCAATTTTTTAAAGAACCTTGCGACACATTTTTAGCGGTTGCCGCTCCCGCTTCTGCCTGCGTATAACTAAACCCTTGGTCGAGAAAGGCTTGCAACTGCATACAGGCTTCTGCCTTGCCTTTTGCTTTATCCCTGCCTTTATCGGTGGCATTATTGAGCCTTGCGATAAGTGCGGGGTCGTCTCGTTTGGGTTGTAGTTCTGCCGCTTGCGGTATTACCGCAAGGGCGGCGTTTAGTCTAAGTTGTTGTTGGGTTTCAATGGGTAGGCTGGTGAGGTGGTATTCGTAAGTAACACCTCTTACACCTTGAATTTGTCGTTTTTGCCATCCTTCTTTGGTTGCCAATCTTGAAACGCTATTCGGTAATTCTGGAACTCCAGATAATCCTGCGATTTCTTTGGCTAAAAACCATTCCTTCATAAAAGCTCCTTATTCGTAACGAGAGGGCCAAATTTCCTGCGGTGTTTTACCAATCGCTTTTGCAATAATTTGCTCCCCTTTGGGATATGGCTTATCTAACGCATTACGAACTGTGGTTTTTGCTAATCCATTCTCAATACCTAACTGAGATAAGGACTTACCGATTTTCATCAGCTCACCACGAATTTCGAAATTACTCATATCTCGAACTCTTTTATTTCTTGCCATTTTGTGAGATCCTTGAAAGTTAGTTTTAGAAACTACTTAAATGATGTAAATCATTTAACTACAGAACGAATAATATAGTGAATTCCAAATGAATTCAATAAGAGAATTCAAAAGAATTTAGTGTTTTTCGGTTTTATTTAATTAACTAATTGATTTTCAAGAGAATTTGTTTGTAAATTTTTTTGAATTCCACTTGAATTCAAAAGGGGTTTTATGAATTCTATAATTAGAAAGGAATGGTTTACGGCATCTGAAGTAGCTGGAATGGGAAATTTACCTGAACAACCATCAAATGTAACAAGAAGAGCTACCAAAAATAATTGGCTCAAAAGACAAATAGAGGGAAAAAGGGGGGTTGCTTTTGAATACCACTACAGCTCTCTCCCAATAAGCGTGCAGCAAGAGTTAGGCTTTGCTCAAACGGCAGTAAAAGAAGAGCCTAGAACATTAGTGGCAGCCCAAACTGCAGATGAAATGGAACGTGTGCCGTTTTATAATGTACAGGCTTCAGCAGGCTTTGGTGCTTTCAATAGCGAGGTGTATGCCCCTGATGACTATATTGGGCTAAGTAAACGATGGCTAGATGTGCGTGGCTTCTATTTGAGCTATCTTGCATTTATTACCGCTTCAGGTGATTCAATGTACCCAACCATCAGTGATGGCGATATGCTATTGGTAAACCGAGCCACCACCCAGCCTAAAGACGGTAAAATTTATGTGTTCCGCCAAGGCGAGCAGCTTTGGGTTAAACGTGTGCAAGGCATTATGGGCGGTATTCGCTTAATCAGCGATAATAAAGAGCTATACAGCCCTATTGATGTGATTTTTGATGAAACGTTAGATTTTGAGGTTATCGGGCAGGTTGTGTACATTGGACACGAGATGATTTAAACGCCATTTAAAGCTACTTAAATCATTTTTACTTTTTCGTTGTTTTAATGGTACAAGCGGTTAGTTTTAGCCATTTTTTCGCAATTCATTATTTTTACTTTTTTCTACATAAAACAAAGGGGCAATGCACCGCAAAGCCCCTGTTTTCAATACTTCTGTTTCACTTATTCCCGAAAAATTCCGCCAAATTCCTATTATTCTTTTATTTCTTAGTTTTAATGGTTCTATACAGTAATGAAGTAGCAAACGGCAAATTGCTTATCACTGGGGGAACGAACCTCAACGGTACGCTTTCTGCAGAAGGTACAAGCGAAATCATTTTATCGGGCCGTCCAACACCTCATGCCTATGATAAAGTAGCGAATAAAGAAGTCCTGATTGAAGGCGACTGGATCAACCGATCGTTCAACGCAACAATCTTTGCAGCTAAAGACAATGGCAAGCTTGAAATCAGCCGTAATGTTGCCAATATTAACGGTAATTTTAATTTAACAGATAATGCTACCGCTCAAATTGGTTTTACCCAAGGTACCTCACAAGCATGTATTCGCTCTGACCGCACAGGCGTAGCAACCTGTAATATTAACGCTACTTTATCAGAGACTGATTTAAACAGCTGGGAGAGAACCAAAGTGGCTGGCAATGTCTCTTTAGCTGACAATTCAACATTTTCGTTAGGCAGTAAAGCAGACTTAACTGGCTCAATTACAGCTCAGGAGTCCACTAAGGTTCAACTTAATGATGGAAGTATTGCTAATTTAACCGGCTTGAGTACAACAGGAATATTTAATGGCGCCAATGGTTCAACCGTTAATCTTTCTGGGGTATGGACAACCTTAACCAACACTGTTGTAGATGTCTTGAATGTCGCAAATGGTAGCCAAATCCATTTAAACACTCCAACTGCAACAAAACAGAATACGCTTACCGCTAATACCCTCACAGGGAACGGCATATTTAAATTTGTCGCTGATCTGACGAAAACAGCGAGCGATATAGTCACAATTAAAGACACCGCAAGCGGTCAATTTTCGATAGAAATTAGCACAAATGGTAGCGCCCATTCAGCCCAAAAGATTAAATTATTTGAAACAACAAATGAAGAAGACTTTTCTCTTAATTTAGCAAATGAAGTGCACTCAGGCGAATATCGCTACCATTTACTCAAAGAAGGGAATGTGTATTACCTCAATCCAGAGAAAGAGGAAGAACCTAAAATTACTCAAAAAGGGCCAAGTGAAACCGCTGACCCATTACCTGAATACACCGGGGATATTGAGTATTCTGAAAAAGGGCCGGGTGAAACTGCTGATCCGTTACCTGAATACACAGGAGACATTGAGCATTCGGAAAAAGGGCCGGGTGAAACTGCTGATCCGTTACCTGAATACACAGGAGACATTGAGCATTCAGAAAAAGGATCGGGTGAAACCGCTGAGCCATTACCTAAATACAATGGAAATGCACATTTGATCGCATCCGAGTTAACTGCGCAAACTAATGCTGTATTAGGTGTAACTACAGCATTAGATCATGTAATTCATTCGGAAGGGACCCAAAATTGGAAAGTATGGTCTAAAACAGATTATCAAACGACAGAGCATCGCTCTGCCGGATATGGATTTAACCAAGATGCGAACGTTATCCATCTAGGATTAGAGAAAGCCTTAGATAATCAGGTCACACTTGGTATGATATTATCTCAATCAAAAGCGAGAAATAATTTTGACCATTATTATAGCGGTAAAGGTCGCTTAACAATGCTATCAATGTATGCGAAGAAAACATGGCAAAATGGTGTTTTTGTTGCGATAGATACCGGTTTTGGGAAAGCAAGCAATCGCTTAACTTATCAAGCAAATACAGTAAAATTAGATCGTTCAGTATTTGTAACAGGGCTTAGTATCGGTAAAGCATGGGAATCTGCAAACGTGAATATAATCCCATCATTTAGCGCCCGTTATCATCATTTATCTTCAGCAGGTAATCAACTTGTAGATGCAAAAATCGAAACAAACGCTGTTGATCTTCTCGCTCTTCAAGCTGGTCTGTCAATTAATAAAACGCTTGAACTAAATGGCCTGCAAATAAAACCGGAAATAGGTAGCTATTTTGTTGATGCAAGCCATGGGAAATTAAGAACACGTTTCAATAATTTACAAATAGAGCAGCAAATGGGGCGTTATTTTAAACAAGAAGCAGGTATATCCGCTAATTATCGCAATATAAACGCAGGAATTCAGGCAGGTTTCTTAACGGGGAATACGCTAAATAAACAGCGTTATATCTCGTTCAAAGTTACATATGAATGGTAA